GCACTAATAGTATGAGCTGTTATATTTTGATTCTGTAATAAAACACTATTAATAGTTACACCGGAAGAATTAGTTATAGTATCAACTTTTAATGTTCCATTCATAGATAAATCTCCAGTATCTCCCTCTGCTAAGAACGTCACTTGATTACTTCCACTTTTTATTTCTAAATCTCTGAAGTTACCTTGTCTTGAAGCTGAAACAAAATTAGTTCCTCCGACTGCGTAATTTTGAGCACTAATAGTATGAGCTGTGATATTTTGGTCTTTTAATAGAACGTTTTCTATAGTAACTCCGAAAGAATTAGTTATTTCATTTATAGTATCGACTTTTAATTCATCATGGACTTTTAAATTATTTAATGATATATCAGAATTTTCAGTTATATCTGGTTCGTAGGCTCCTTCTTGGCTATTTTGTTCTAAGTTAATTACATCATTTACTATAGTTAGACCTGGACCCGGTGTTAAAATATTTTGTTTTAAAGCTATATTAGTATAATAATTTTGGGATAAATCATTTAAACTAATATCTACATATTCTTTTGTGGCTAATTCTTTTGTATTTAATTTTGGTGTTCCTGTAAATACTGGATTATTAATTGGAGCTTTTAAAGCTATATTAGTATAATAATTTTGGGATAAATCATTTAAACTAACATCTACATATTCTTTTGTGGCTAAATCGTTTCCGTCTAACTGAGCAGATGTAGTAAAATTAGGAGCATTTATAGGAGCTTTTAAAACTATATTAGTATAATAATTTTGGGATAAATCATTTAAACTAACATCTACTTTTGATATCTGATTTATTATACTATTAATACCCAAATCAAGTTTAACATTATCTCTTGTTATACCTTTTATTCCATCGCTTCCAAATATAGAATAATTTCCATCATTTGCTCCATCACTATGTATTTTTACAGAATTTCCTGCTGAAATTCCAAAATTATCATTTTCATCATCAAAATCTTCATCTGCATCAAACAATCCATCAACCGCTTCACGAGTCATACCTCGATCTAGAGCAATCTTTTGCCAATCATGTAATGTAAAATTGCCTATATCACCACCTCTTTCTGCTAAAATAGCATTATGAATTGTATTAGATCCTTCTATTAAATTCGTAGGAGCACTATTTTTTCGTTTTCTTAATTTCATTTGACCATTTCTAATAGATATTTTATGACTATCTCCCACCCATAAAGAATTATCACTTAAAAATAAATGACGTATTTTATATTCAGCACTACCTAAATCATATTGTGCGTTTGAACTTGGAAGTATATGACCATTCATAACTACACTATTGAATTCTAATTTATTAAAACTAACATCATTTCCACATAAATCACCATGAACTTTTAAATTATTTAATGAAACATCTGTATTTTCATTTATAGTTGTTCCACCTCCTCCGCTGCTTGATCCTCCCGTATTAGTAATAAATTCTAAACTACTTCCATTAGAAGCTACTGCTAATATTTGTCCTGCTGAACCTAATGATGAAGGAGTTTCTGTTAATCCAGTAAAAGTAGAAGAACCACCTACACCGCTCCCAGTATAATTTATAGTTCCATCTGCTGTTATTTCAATAGAAGTTCCTGCTGTTAATGCGTCTTGTTTAATATTTGATAAATCATTTAAACTAGAATCTAATACATTGGATAAATTATTTATATTACTTGTATTAGTAGAAATATTAGAAGTATTAGTAGAAATATTATCCTGATTAACCTTAATGTAATTAATAGATAAATCAGATATTTTATTATCTAAAGAAGTAGATAAAGCAGCAATATTATCCTGATTAACTTTGATATAATTAATAGATAAATCAGATATTTTATTATCTAAAGAAGTAGATAAAGCAGCAATATTATCCTGATTAACTTTGATATAATTAATAGATAAATCAGATATTTTATTATCTAAAGAAGTAGATAAATCAGTAATATTATTCTGATTAACTTTGATATAATTAGTAGATAAATCAGATATATTAGTATCTACATTATTTGATAAGTCAGTTATCTGTGTTTGAATATCAGATGAAACATTCTCTAAATACGATATTATCGTTGAATTAACATTATTTAAATTTGATATTGTTATATTATTAAATAATCCATCATTTAATGAAATATCTCCTCTAATTCTAACATTACCACTTACATCTAATTTTTCGGTAGGAGTGGTTAATCCTATTCCTACTTTACCTCCAGAATTATCTGTAGATAAAAATAAATTAGCACTATTGTCTTGAATATATAAATCTGACCAATCATTCCAACTAGTATTTCTTTCGGTAATTGTATTTTTATCAGAAATATTACCGCACATTATGCCATTTTTATTTGAGTTAAATATTCCGCTGTTTAAAAAAGACATTATTGTATATATATATAATAATATCTAAAAATAACATTGTTCTTAATAAAATAATTAGTTTTCTAACGCAGTCACTCTAGATAACAAATCAGCTACTTGTGTCTCTAAAGTAGAAATTTTATTATTTGCTGTCGCTAATTCCGTTTCTAAATTAGTTATTTTTGTAAGATGATTCCCCGATAAATCTGAAATTTTTGTTTCTAAATTAATTAACCCAAACATTGTTATCACGGATACATCATTTATATTTTTTGTTAATGTATCGTTTAAACTTATTATATTGTCTTGATTTAATTTTATAGAACCATTAGATATATCGCTTATAGCATTTGCTACAAATTCTGTTGTTGCTATTTGTTTTGTATTAGTATTTAATGATGCTGTAGGAGCTTTTGGAATTCCTTCTAAACTATTTACACTTACATTATTAAAGCTCGCATCTTGACCACTTAAATCATTTAATAATTCTAATTTATTAAACGATAAATCAGTTGTCGTTTCTATTATTGGTTCTTTTTGAGCTATTAAGTTCATAATTGTTGTTGATAAATTACTATTTTGTGCTAAAGCATTAGACAAATCTGTTAATGCTTCTAAAGAACCAGGTGATAAATTTACTAAATTTTCAAATTTATCTTTTACATATTTTGTTGTTGCTAATTGTTCATTATATACGCTTAATTCCGCTGTTGGTCCTTTCGGAACTCCTGTAAATTCAGGATTATTAATTGGGGCTTTATTATTTAATGAATTTTGAATTTCGGAATCCAATACTTCTAAACCTTTCTTTCCAATATATTTACAAAATGTTAAATATGGTGGATTATCTTTATCTATTACATGGTCTGTTATGTTTTCTAAATTAGGAAAATAGATTATACCGCTTTTTACATCCATTTGCCAGTCACCGCCATATTCTCCTTTTAATATTATTTTATTTAAACTAGAAAATATAGTTATTTGATAAGGTCTTTTTATAGTGCCGTTTTCAAAATATCTATTTTTACTAGATAGTAAAGATTGTGTTAGAATATTATTTCCTGACATATCTAATTTATAAAATGATTTACCTTCACTATTAGGAACTATTTCTAATTTTAATTTTGTTATTTTTATAACTACACCACTAGAATCTTCTAAAATACTAGAAGAATTATAATCATAAAAATCATTATCATTCAAATTTAAATATGAACTATTTTTACTTATATTAAAATTAGGAATTTTGGGAATAGTTTTTAAAAAAACTTCTTCTCCTAAATGATAATCAGAAAAAACTACATCATCTTCATTATAATATTCTTTATTTTTATTTGTATTTGGAAATCCTAAATAATTCTTAAATAATATATTTATTTTTTCTTCTATATCTAAAGAATTAGACATGAAAAAAATATATAATTTAAAAAAATATTATATATTTTTATTAAAAACGTATTTATTTATTTTATTTATTAACTATTATTAATTCCTATTACTTAGAATAATCATCCTTAATTCCTATTACTAAATAACCGGGCTTACCATTTGAATTATCTTCATCGGGGAACGGTATAGCAGTTAATGGACCACACCCAAGATTTTTAGTGGCATCTCTTAAGTCAGCAAATGAAGTAGCAGCATCGGTTTTATACCAATTATCTAAAGATGCGTTACCACCACACCATCCTATTCTTGTGTTAGTTCCACGTTGATATACTATATATGCTATTCCATCACCGCCATCTTCATCAAAAAGATTAAAACTATTAACGGCACCAGAGCCAAGCATATCTTCAACTACACTCTTAAGATTCAATGTAGTTGAACCTGAACCTGGGGTAGTAAATGCATGAACCATCCATCTGTATCCATTATAAGTAGAGTCATATGAATATTCATCAGTAGTTCCAATGTCTCCGTGGTTATCACCAGCAATGTTAATATCCCATCTATAAGTAGTGACATTAGGATATTTAAATCCAGTATTACTTCTAAATTGACCATTGAGCCATAAAGCTACTTTATTTTTAAAACTGGCCGTGCTCCAATCAATATCTGTTGTTGTATTTTGAGGCCATTGTTCTATGTTGGCACTATTAGAGGCAATAGTTCCACCAATAAGATCAGTAGATGGAGCTGTATCACTAGGAGCCTTGCTATCTTTGAAATAATAGTAAGTTGAAGCTGGAAGAGTTTTGTCTAATATTAAGAAATTACTACAAAGATCTTGCTGAGCACTTAAAGTATCACTATTAAGATTCTTAGCAGTCACCCTATGAGGCACAGTGCCATCGCCCACATTAATATTTCCAGTAGCACCGTTATTATTATTAGTAGAATAACTTCTATAACTATTAGAAATAGTAGACCCAGTAAATGATAATGTTTTTTCTTTACTAGCTGCTACATCTCCATAATTAATGAACATATAATTTCTAGATACTGTATCATCAGTAACTCCAAAATTAGTTAAGTCCCCATTGAAGGCAGTGCTAAATGAACCAATTATTCTATCTGATTTAACTAACTTTTGGTCTGAGCATAAATTACCGAATGTTGCTTTTAATGTTATATTAACCTTTGATGCTATAGGAATACCTGCTACACGTACAAATTCATTTACAAATATACCATTGTCACCATCCAGAGTAACAGTTGGATCTACTGTTAAGTTATCTCTAAAGAAATGAACTTCGTCGGTAGGATCAGCACCGGCACCTATCTGGTCATCGTGTCGTTCTAATGTATATTTCAAAATATTAACTGAAGCATCAACAGTCACGGAAGCAGTATCTAACATAGCAGCTGTTATTGTTGATTTTAATGGAATATCAGCTTCAATTCTAAATCCTCTATTATTAGTATTTTCATATGGATCAACTGGAGTTATAGCATCACAATAATTTGATTCCACGTCCGCAGCTTTAATAGTGGCATTTGCTGCCGGTGTAGTTGTATCAAACCCGTGTAATTTAACTATATCGGTATTTGATAATGACGACCCTTTTCTACTAAAATCAATATTAACTTTAACAATATCAGTTTCGTCATCTAATCCAACTCCTAATAAATTAGCAGCGAAGTTGCCCGCAGTATTTCCATCTATATCACTACTAGATTCCTTAGAAACTTCTATAGTTCTTCCTGTGGAAGCAAAATTTAGTAATAAATTATTACTAGTAGTTTTTAAATAAACATGGTTAGTGCCATATGCTGTTGTGCTTGCAGATTCTGGATTTAAAATATTATTAGTTGCTGATGCTAATGACACAGAAATTATATTAGAATCTGTAGCCTTGGCATTACTATGTGATTTAAATACATCTGTATATTTAGTAGCAACATATCCACTACCGCTGTTAGTTATTGCTGTTCCAAAATTAGGATTAATATCATTCTTCATTGAAATAGCATTAATTTTATATTGAACACCTCCAGATAAATCATTTATTTCTGCGTCCTGAATAGTTGCGCCATCCTGATTTGAACCAGATACTACATCAATTTCAGTTTTCTCACTACTTGCCGAGACAGAAGCACTTCTTCTACTAGCATTTTCTTCATATGTATATTTTACTTCTATTACTTTGGCTGTAGAATTAGAGACAGAAGCTTCACTTTTGTCAATCTTAATATTACTTAAATTCAAATTATGTTTGTTAGCAACAATTTCTTCTGTAGCTGTAGCGTCAGAAGTAGTATCTACAGAGGGTGCGTTTGCTCCTGCAAAAGAAAGGTCTTTAAATATCAAACATCTAGATTCTACATCTGGGAAATTTTCTGAGAAATTAGTTCCATAGACACGAATATCAAAATTATGGTAATTATCTTCTGCGGTATTAGCTCTTCCTAAAATATTATGTAAAACACTACTTGCTCTAGATGATGGATTAACTTTTCCTACAATTAATTTTCTGAATTTTTGAGTATCATAATCTTCATTATTAGCCAATACTAAATTTCCATCTTCGTCCAAACGCATTTCTCCTCCTTCTAATTGAACTGTTGAGACTCCAGTGAGAGGCACCCATTTTCCTGAATCTCCGTCCATAACTGCGCTTCTTGATGCATCCCAAACTGCTTGCGAACCTAATGCTGTGTATCCAAGTTCAGAAGCACTAAGATCTACTGCCGCTGCTAATTGAGGAACACCAGAAATATCAAAATGAAGTTCGTGAATGTAAGGAAGTTTTGATGCTTTAATACCATAGTTATTAGTGGGGTCAGATACATCAGATACACTAGCTGAAGAAGTGACTGGATTTCCTTCAGCTTTAGTATCATTAGCATTGGTCATATGAGCTCTGAGACCTAATGTTGCTTTTACAGTTTCGTGAGTAGCACGAATATCATTGTATGACCATTTAAGAGTAATTGCGCCGGATTTTTCGTCGTGGTCGGTTTCATTAAATTTACCGGGCTGCTGTGTCTGAATTTCAAACAATTTCTGCATATTAGCATTAACATTTAATGCACCAACATTTTCGGAAATATCATGAACTTTTCTAAGAATAGAAAGAGCTGAATTTCCACTGGGATCAGTTGCGGGGTCTCCAAGAACTTGTGCGATTTCATTAAGAGTATCTAATGTTCCAGGTGCGCCAGCAATTAATGCTTCAATCTTACCATGAACAAATTCTGTTGTTGCTACAGTTCTGTTATTAACGGTTAAGGCTTGGGTCTTAACAGTCATGTTATAATCGTTATGAATATTAACGTGTCCTGAATAAGTAGAATCACCAATATTATCAGTTGGAGATGCATTTACAACAAGTTGTGGCTTATTATCAAGTCCAACTAAGAATTTTTTATCTGCTGTAATAGTGACATTATCCTCAAGACTAGTTGTTCCTCCTACATTAATATTTTCTGCTATACCAACTCCTCCTTTTACAATAAGAGACCCCGTGGCAGTAGTGGAAGAACCAGTGGTATCCTCAATTTCAGTTTGACCTGAAGAAGATACTTTAAATTTAGCACCATCACTTCCAGCAGAGAATGAACCATCAGTAGCTACGGAAAATCTATCATTTCCTCCATTCATCACCTTCAATGTTCCATCAAGCTCAGTATTGCCGTTTGATGCGGTCACTCTGAAGTTATCATTAACTTCAAAATCTCCTGTCAATTTAGTATTTCCTCCAACAAATAATTTTTTAGCTATACCTACACCTCCAGATACTACAAGAGCACCATCAGTAGTTCCACTAGCATCAATATCTTTACTAATACTAACAACATCCTCTGCTGTTGTTGTTCCTTTTATAGTTGTGACTCCAGTTCCAGTAGTTAAAGTGCTAGCCCCTTGCATCAATATATTTTTACCAGTAGCAATAGTGACATTGCCACCTATCGCAACAGTACCAGTACCTAAATTAACAGCTCCACTTCCAACAGTGAATGTTTTAGCACCAGTTATAGAGGTATTACCATTAAGTGTAGTTATACCAGTAACTGCCAGCGAACCTCCTAAATTAGATGCTCCAGTTCCAACAGTGAATGTTTTAGAGCCATCTATAGTAGTATTACCATTAAGGGCGACTGCGCCAGTACCGGTTGTGAATTCACCAGCACCATTACCCATAGTAAGATTTTTACCAGTATTTATGCTAACATTGTCGTTAAGTGTTGTTGTACCAGTAACTGTCAGCGAACCTCCTAAATTAGATGCTCCGGTTCCAACAGTGAATGTTTTAGATCCATCTATAGTAGTATCACCCTTAAGGGCGACTGCGCCAGTACCGGTTGTGAATTCACCAGCACCGGTCATAGCAAGATGTTTAGCATCAGCGATAGTGACATTACCATTAAGACCAACATCACCATCACCGGTTGTGAATGCACCTGAACCGCCCATAGTAAGATTTTTATCATCAGCAATAGTGACATTATCATTTAATGCGCTAGTTCCATGAACGGTTAAATTACCCGACATATCAAGATTACCAGTTCCGGCATCGACATTAAATTTATTATTAATTTTAGTATCTCCAGAAACAGTAAGAGTATTATTTCAAGTA